ATTTAACCATTCAAGATTTAGCTAAAGAATTATCTTGTTCTGTAGTTTATATAAGGTCTATTTTAAAAGGAGATTTTATTTTATCTTCTGATAAATCAATGTTACTTAGAAAAAAATATGAAAGAGATAATATATGAAATGGTTAAAAGAAAACCAATAAAAAAAGATAATACCAGTAGTCACTGGAAGAAACTTATACATTTAAAAATGTGTAGCTTTTGTGATAATGCAGCAGTTCATTATCATAAATTAAAATATTACTGCAAACAATGTTATGAACAATTAATAAAGGAAAAATAATGATAATAAAAAAAATAATGGAAGATAAAAAAATATCCCAATCTAAGGTGGCTAGAGATTTAGAAATATCTGAAGCTATGGTTACTTTGATATTACAAGGAAAAAGAAATATTAGCATTAAACTTATAAAAAAAATAAGAGATAAATATAATTTATCTTTTAATAAAATATTGGAGGAATAATGAAAGAAAAACTATTTTACTTTCCTTTTTATCCTGCTGATTGGTTAGCAGATACCTCTGTATTAACTTTAGAAGAAAAAGGCGCTTATATAACTATAATTGCTACTATGTATCTACAAAATGATTGTAGCTTATTTAAAAGGCATATTCCAAATATCTTAGGCATAAAAGATAATAAAAAATATGAAAAGCTGATGTATAATATATTGCCTTTGTTAATAGATGAAGGTGATAAAGTATCTCAAAAAAGAATAAGAGAAGTTAAAAATAAAATAAAAGATATTGTTGATAAAAAAAGTAAAGCAGGAAAAAAAGGCGCTCAGGGAAGATGGGGAAAAAAAGTAAAGGTTTATACAAATAAAACTATCGATAAATTTTCATCTATAAGTGCTGCTGATAAAGCAAGGAAAATATTAAATGATGGCTATGAATAGTACGAACTAGAGGTTGATAAATTTTAAATACCACAATATGAAATTATCTATTTTTATTATAAAAAATTGTAGGTAACTATACCTTTCATTTTTAATATTAATAAAATCCCTAGTCCGTTTGACAAGTATACACATCCTAATATAGGAATCAATCTTTTTCTATTATCCAGTTATCTTTTTGTAATTGATAATCTAGGTATAATTGTGTATCTGCATATCCTCTGCCTTCATTTAAACAGATAAGATAGTATTTAGGCTCATATAGTTTGCATGATTTATCATCTCCTTCTACTGGGTGTGCCACTCCTTTTGATATAAACAATATATATCCTAAGAAAGCACATAACCCTATAAATATAAAACCTCCTACAACTAAAAATATATTTCTAATCATTTCTACCATTTCTTCTTGTTTTTTTCTGGCTTTAGCTTTTGCTATTTTTATTGCTTTCTTTTTTGCATCAATACGTTTTTTGCGTTCTTCTAAGATAAACTCCCAAGTTCCATGACCAAAGCGAAGGTTGATTAATTGTTTCATTTCATAGAGATGCTCTTGTGCTAATTTAGCATCTATCACTTCTTTCGCTACGTTCTCTACTGCAAAGTGGTCTACATTAGCTTTATCTCTGGCTTTTATAACTTCTTGTTGACCATTAAGTGCTTTATCTACATGACCAATAATATCACCAATATCTTGTGCTGTACTGATATTGCTCTTAATAAAGTCTACTGATTTTTTAACTAATGCTATACCAGTTAGTACGGCAGTTACTGGCTCAACCATTATGCTTCTCAATGAACCTGTCGAGTTTAACTTCTAGTCTTAATACTAGCTCTTTAATTTCTCGTGTTTCATTGTGAAGCTCGGATTTTGTAGCATATTCTTTACCTAAATCTTCTCTAGTTTTGTTTAGAAGTATTTGTAATCTTTTTACTTCATTAAACATTTTAGAAAATGCCCATGCAAATGGTCCTAAAACCACAGTTATAATTAAATTCCACATCATCATAGGGTCAATCGACATACCATACCCCTTTACGCATCATTTGTGATAATCGTATAGCTCTTTGACCTACCTGTTTTGCCCATTTGCTCTCCAACATTTCATTTGCAGCTTTCTCAAAATCTTTATCTTGTATTGCTGCAAAGGTCTTAACCCATGTATTAGCATTAAACCTACTAATACCCATATTAAATACCATGTCTAATAATACAGCTTGTCTAGGCTCTGCTAATGATTCCATAAATGTCCAATGTTCTACTTCTTTTTGTATTCTTTGCAAATCATTTAATAATAAAAACTTTGCTTCTTCATCTGTAATACCTACATCAGATAAGTTTCTACCCACTCCGATTGTTGTTTTATCTGCTGTACATTGATATGGTTTTAACTCTAATCCTTCATGTAGAATTAACATATCTATTAATTTACCTTTATCTACTCTCATTTTTTAGAATCAACCTTTTTAATTTTGTCTAAGCTACGCAAACCTCCGATACCTAACATACCTAATAATAAAGGCATCATCACAGACATGTCAGCTTGTGGTATACTTATACCAAATCCACTACATATAGGAACTACCATAAAGTTTATACCTAATGATAACGCACATATCCAGCCAACAAGAGGTCTCCAACTTGATTGAAACCAGTTACCTTTTGCTTCTTCTGTATTAAGTTTGATTTGTGCTAATGCTAATTGTTGTGCGTGTTCGTCTGCCATTGTAGCTAGTTTATGAGCTAACTCTGCTTTCTTGTCTTTGTCTTGTATAAACTTACCTAAAAGTTTAGTTGCTGGTGCTATAAGTGCTGTAATAGCCATAATACCTCCTAATCGGCACTAAATGTACCTAGACTACTCCATAGAGAACCAGGAACTGTTGTACCATTTTGTTTACCTAATTGTGCCATTGATTGATTAACATTTACAAAAGCACCCTGCCCCCAACTTGATACATCCCATTGTGCATTATCCCAAGCAGAACCTTGTTCTCTTGTATATTGTAACATTCTCTCAGAAAATGTACCTGTAGTTATACCAGCTTCTTCAAAGGTTTTCATCCAATCCTCATTGTATGTACCTGTTGTATCTGAAGCATCTCTGCAACTCTTTTGTCTTAATGATTGTTGGCTCATGGTGTAAATGTCCCCATACTAGAAAAGTTAAAATCATCTTGGTCTGTAGCAAATGCTTGTAATGCTAAGTTAATATCAGTGTAAGATGTACTTAACTCACCATTAATATAAGCTAACATTCTTTCGTTAAATGTACCTGCTGGTATAGACCTTGCTGCAAATAAAGCTAACCAATCTTCGTTATGTAATGCTGTTGTAGAGGTTACTGCTCTTATAGATGCTTGTCTTGCTTCTGAGTTTGTAGCCATTATTTATCCTTTCTAGGTCTACCTTTTTTCTTAGGTTTACACTCGCATAATTTACCAAATAATCTTTTCTTAATTTTATCGTATATACGTTTTAACATCATAATCATCACTCCAATTTTGTATTGGTGCGATAGTTTTTACACTACCATCTTCATTATATTCCCATTCATATAATTTTTTAAAAGCTGCCATATCACTTGCACCATCTATTGCTGCTTCTATGGTAGCACAGTCTGCTTTAATCTTTCCTACATACGTTCCAACTGCACTTGGTATAGTTTTACTACTATCATAGATAGACCTCTCTACAAGCCAATTAAATTGTTTTATAAGACTATTTGCTGTTTCTTTAGCTTGATTCTTAGCTATAGATTTTAAACCTAGTGTTACTGTTTGATTGCCTTTGTAGTCTAATACAGCTTTACCATCTTCATCTACATTATTTGTATCGGTTAATGTTTTATCAGTTGTAGTGTACGCAGTAGTTACTTTTTTACCAGAAGCACTATAGGTGTAAGTAGGACTTGAAGTTATTTCAAACCTATCATCACCTTGTGTTCCTGCTTCTACTGTATAAATACCTATGGCATTAAGTTCATCCCAAGTCCATGCTGTAAAAATTCGCCTAGAATGAGTAACATCATCTATTACCATTGTTTTGGGAAATTTTATAATCTCCTCTATTTTATTATCCTTTATTAAAGCCCACATATTATTTCACCTCCTAAAAAGTATTGTTATATTTGAATGGTACGTCACCCCATGCCATATAGACGTAAGTATCTCCAGAACCATTTAAACTTGCTTCATCTGCCATCACCTTGAAACCATTGCTAAGAAAGTCTACTTTTCTTGCACCTGTTGGCTCTGTTGCTTCTGCATCAGCACCATTCCATCTTAAATGTTTATCTACTAAATTGTGTGGATTTCTAGCAGAATCAAATACAAACCATGGATATGCTTCAGTTGCTCCTTTAATTACTATCATTCTGGGTCTAAATCCTGTATACACAAATGGTCCATCATTATCTGTATTATTACCAATATAAGTTCCAAATTTTTGACTGCCTTCAACATCTGCCCAGACATATGCCACATTAGTACTACTACTTGTATTTCTATCAGAACCTATACCTACAAAATCTGTAGTCATGCCTGATTGATACCAACCATTACCAGAGTTTTGTTGAGCACTACTAGACTCTAGTTGCAGTTCTTTGCTATTAGCACCTAAATATTGTGTCCAAACTCCCCATGATTGTGCAGAATCTCTTCTTTTGGCTATAACTAATGCAGGTTTAACTCCAAGACCATGTGGAAGTCTTTGATTATTACTTCCATTACCAGACCAAGTTAATATTGCAAAACCACTTGCAGTATTGCTTTGTCTTACTGTTGATATATCTCCTGAAGTATCTGTTGTAGTTGTTCCTCCATTAGCTCTCCAACACCAACCAATAAAAGTATCACTACTAGCATTATAACCTCCTTCACTACCTAATGTAAAACCATCAGTACCAAATGCAGTTACACCATTACTTTCAGAAACATCTGCACCATTTACATTAGACCTTAATGCAACTCCAACACCTCTTGATGAATCTACTAATCTATTGTCACCACTACTGTTTCTTCTTTTAACCCACACTAAATCAGGCTTGAATCCTAATCCTGTTATTGCATTTGTACTACCATTACCAGTATAAGTAATAGCATTAAATTGTTTAGTTGGTATGTTGTCATCAGTTTGTGCAGGGTCTATGTCATCTGATATGGGTAAGTTTGCACTTGTCATGGAAAGAAATCCTGAGGGAGGAGTGTAATAAAAATCTCCAAAACCATTATCATCTGCTGCATTTGCAGAGCCACTTGTTTTTACACCTGCAAAACTAGAATCTTGTCCTGCATTCATTGTTACTGTGCTTTGGTTGTGACCTTTAGTCATAAATGTGTAATGTCCTGTTGCACTAGAATTAATATTTTCTGCTGAACCTATTGTAGAACCATTTTTATAAAATTGAACTGTTTTTGGACTAGCATCTAAATTCATTGCTACACTCATAATATCACCAGTTGCCATATTAGAAGCAACAGTTTGTGTAACTGAACCATTATTGTAAAGACTGCCACCTGAATTTAAGGTTATAATATAATCTCCTGCTGCACCTTGACCATAATCTCCATCATTATATTTTAAACTGTTAGTAGGCACCATACCAACATTTCTACCAGAACTTCCAGCATTTACATAAAACTCAATATACCATTTACCAGTATTTGCAGCTAAAGTTATAGGAGCTCCCCAACTTCCACTAGAAGAAGATATAGTTGTGTTACCATTACTGGTTGTGCGTGATGTACTACCAACTGGTCTAATTAATGTATTAAGTACTGCAAAATTTCCACTACTTGCCATATCTATTTAACTCCCAAATGTTGGACTATCAAGAACTTGATGGTCTGCACCCATGTTACTAACTGAATAATCATTATTGTTCCCTGAACTATCATCTCCAAGTGCAGAGGCATTTTGAAATTTAAGGTATACTCCATTCGTACCAAAGTTTAAACCACTTGGGTCTTTTGGAATCCACACACCATTTTTACTTTCACCAAATGAATCTGGTCCATATGCTGTACCATCTATTAGTACAAACTCTGCTACATACCCTGCAAAATCTGATGTATTAGAAGCATATCCTAATATACCTAGTTCTTGTTCTACACCAGATTGATTCACTGCTGTATCATAATTTTGACTAGGTGCAGTTGCAGCAGATGTATCAGTTATCTGCGTTCCATTCATATAAAATTTAACTCTATTTCCTGCTGTTGATTGTGTATTATCATAAGCAATCATATAATGACCCCAACCAGAAATATCTCTGAGTACAGGGTCATAAATATATTCTATACCTCCTGCTCCTGCAATTCGAAATAGGTTACTATTATCTATTCTTACATGAAAATAATTACTACTACCTGCATCAGCACCAAAAATAACCATATGATTTCCTGAATTTGATAGTACAGTTCTTTTTAACCAAAAACTAATAGTAAAAGTTCTTCTATTACCTGAACTGCTAGGAGTTCTTGCTATTTTATCTCCTGCATCTTCTTCAAATCTAACTGACTGTTCTATCTGATGTGAATAAAAAGCACCACCACCTGATGCACTAGGTATTGCATTTTCATTTTGGAGAATACCCATTAAGCAAATACTGCCGAGTTTGTTAGATAAGCATTTGTACCATCTGATACATAAGATATTAGATATGTACCAGCACTTGTTACTGTAGTAGCTAAATTTGCATCTGCTTTACTGTTTGCGTGTAATGATACAGTATGCCCACCACTATTTATTAGTAATATATAGCCAGATTGTCCATCAGCAAAGTTAGTAAATGTCAAGGCAAAGTTACCACTAGGAGTGCATTTAAAATTATTATTTGCGTTCATATCGAATGAGCCGTCATTATCTGCCGTCAAAGCATTTCTATTTACACCTGTAAATGTATTGGTAGTAGCTAACTGTGGTACTGTAGAATCTATAGCTACTGTTACTGTATCAGTTGCACCTACTACAGTATCTATACCTGTACCACCTGCTACATCTACTGTATTACCATCATTAATAGTTTGGTTACTACCACTATCACCAGTAAGAGTAAATGAACTCATAGAACCTGCTGATGTACCTAATTGTGATAACATTTGAAAAGATGTACCATCATAAATTACAGATACGATTGCATCTTCTTCTATATCACCAGCTGCAATATCTTGGTCATTTTTCTTTTTTATGTTTTTTGTACCAAGTGCATTTACATTTAAGGTTGAAGCTCCACTAGATGCGTTACCTGCTTTAAAATGAAATACTTGCCCTGCTACATAAGCAGTTACTGCTGGTGTTAGAGCTATTGCATAAGCATTTGCACTACCTGTATCGTTAGATTGGAATATTAAACCACCATCTTGTATCTGCCCAGCATTTACTCCGTCTGTGTGTGCTGTACCATCAGCTAGTGCTGTTATCTTTTGACTACCTAAGTTAGCTGCACCTGTGAAAGCATTACTTCCATCTTTGTTAATAGCTTGGTTTAATCCTGTTGCAATATCTTGATCGTGTGTATCGTGCCTATCTGCAACAATCTTTGTTCCTGCATCTCTGTTACTTTGCCAAATAGATGTACCTGTAAATACTCCATCTGACCTTGTATATGTTCCTCCTGACCAACCCATTTTTTATTCTCCTTTCGTTCTTTTTATAGTATTATAGTTCATAAATCAATTATTATTCTAATGTTTGTCCGTAAAATCTACTTCCTTGTAAAGCGCCTATAAGATTATCTTGGTTAAATCTATTTCTTATAGATTGTGGAATACTAGCTCCTCTATTTCTTAGAGCTTGGGCTAAATTTCTTCTTTGCCCTGCTATTTGACCAGAACCATAAGCTATATTTCCTAATAATCTTGGTGAGGTAGTTCCTGCTGATAATAAAAATCTAGGGTCTGCAAAACCTACAGCAGTGCTTAAAAAACCTTGATTAATTCTACTACCTAACCCTGTTGGTAAAATAGGGTTTAAAGCTGCTCCTGATAATTTAGTTGTAAGTTCTGGATTAAGTGTATCTATTAATTCTGCTCTATTTGCAAATCTAGTAGAACCAGTGTCAGTTAAAGCTGATTTTAATTTTCTTAAAATAGTTCCTTTATTTATTTTTCCTGTACCTTTTACTGATAATTCATTAATTATATCATTTTCTAATTTTATAGCTTTTTCATATTCTATATTCATTTTTTTATATGTGCCTGATTTATCTGCTTTTCTTATAGTGTCATTTACTATTCTTCTAGCAGTTTGCAACATACCCACTTGAGTTTTTGTCATTTCATTAATAGGTGGATATAATTTATCAAGTTTCTTTTTTATTAAATCAGCGCCTGATGCGTTATGTAAATTAGGGTTATCTGTATATTCTGATAATACTTTTTTAATTTGTTTTAATTTTGCTGCGTCAGCACCTCCTTCTACTAATTTACTTACTTTTTCTCCACCTATAATTTTAGTAAAATTATCATCTATTTTTGATAACGCCTCATTCATAAGATTAGGACTTAAACGAATTTTTTCTAAATTTAATGCTGCGTTGCTTTTTTCAAATGCTTTTTGTTTAGCTTCCTTCAAACCTTTAAATGCTTCTAGTGCTTCTTCTACTAATTGATATTCATTGTTTTGATTTTTTAAACCTTCTAAAAATAATTCTTTTTTTCTTCCTCCTTCTGCACCAGCTTCGTATGCTGTTTTAAGTGCTTTAGGACTTGCCCCACTTAAAGTACCCATAACTGATGTAGTAATATTTGATGCTTTTGATACTGGTATTTTGCTTGTTAATGTTGCTAAATCTACATAACCTGAAGCATCGCTTACTTTTTGAGCGCCTTTATCTATAGCTTGTGCTATATTTTTTCCTGTTTGTGTACCACCAACTGTTGCTAATTTTCCAGCCTTGCCAACTAAAGTAGCTCCACCTGTAAATACAGCAGATACATCACCTAATACTCCCACTGGGTCAGTTAGAAAACTTCTTTTAGCATTTTCTAAACCACCATATTTTTCTACAAAATATTGACCTACATTTTTTGCTAACTGTTCATTTCCTTGTTCTCCGGGTCTTATCAAGCTTGCTATACTACTTCCTAAAGAAAATAAATTTTTAGCTGTTTGCACTGGCTCTAATATAGGTGTAATCATATCTTTACCATATTTAAGTGCGCTTTTTGTTACAGTAGCTATAGGTTCACTTGTTAATTTAGGCGCATTTGCATAATTTTGTGCTTTTGAAAAATCTGCGTCTATTACAGATTTAGGAGTTCCTTCTGCATATTCTGGAAAAGTTCCATCAGGAAACTCCATTTTATCTTCATCAGGAGCGCCTTCGTAATTTATGTTTCTATCTAAAAGTAATTCACTCATTTATTTTCCAATTTTCCAATAACTTTTTTTATTTTTTTGAAGCTCTAATTCTTCATCTTTTTTTAATTGTTCAACGATGTCCATACCAGATTTTCTAAAAATAAAAGCATCACCTAAAGTGTCCATACCAGTTAAATCATTACCTAATAATTGCACAGGTAGACCTATTTTATCTAATTTATCTTGCCCTATAGTAGAACCTCCATAAACTGCATCAATATTAAGTGTTTGACCAGCAAAAGCCTCTGGATTGTTATAATTATCTTGTATCATAGAAAATTTTGTTTCGTTATAATCACTAACTAATCCGCTTACATAATCTTTAATATTATTAAACATAGCCATTTTTAAATCAGGAGGAAAACCTTTACCTTTAAATTTTGAATATCTTGATTCTATTCCTTTTATAAATCCTTGAAAATCATTATACGTTCTTACTTCTCCTTCTTTAACAACAGAACCATCTAAACCTTTTAAAAATTTAATCATAATTGCATAAGAATCTGTAGCTTCTTTGCTTGTAGCTGCGTATGCTATTTGATCTAAATTACTAATTTGTTTTCCTAGTTCAGCAAATCTTTTTCTTTCTACTTTATTAGCATCTTTTGTTAGGTCTGTTATTTTAGCAGGGTCTATTGTAGCTTGTGATAAAAGAGTACTACCTTGTTCTGTAAAACCTTGCTGTAATAACTCACCTCCTACATATCGCATTAATTTGTAACCTGATAGACCAAGTTTTTTTCCTTCTTTTTGTAAATTTGTTTGAGCATCTTTTATTAATTTTGCGTTTACATAATCTGTTGATTTTTCATCTAACTCTAAAGACTTTAGTTTAGTATCTATTTGTTTATTTAAAATTTCAAAAGTTAATTTTTCCGTTTGTAACTCTGTTTTTCTATTATCTTTTAAAATTTTATCTTTTTCTAACATAAATTTTTGGTCTGCTCTTAATTTTTCTAAATCCATTTGTTGTAAAGCAAAAGGACTAATACCAGCTTTTATTGCTAGTTGGTTTATATTACTTATTTCTTCACCTTTTAATTTTTTACCTAATATATTTCTTTCAAAGAAATTAGGGTCTTGTTCTGGTCCATATCTAAATGTTGTTGGAGTTACTTCTTCTTTTAAAACTTCTTGTTCTAATTGACTAGCAGGTAACCCAGTTGTTTCTCTTGCTTGTGATGCTTTTAATGCTATAGCTAGGTTTTGTGCTTCATCTTCTGTTGGTGT